CGCCGCTGTTCCTGTTGCCGCTGTTGCAGTCGCCGCTGTTCCTGTTGCCGCTGTTGCAGTTGCCGCTGTTGCAGTTGCCGCTGTTGCAGTTGCCGCTGTTGCAGTCGCCGCTGTTGCAGTTGCCGCTGTTGCAGTCGCCGCTGTTGCAACGTCCAGTACAAGCCTTTCCCGTGTTCACGATGTCAAGGACTTCAGCCCAAGGGATTTCCCGCACAATTTCCAGCTTGTTCGTTGCACACTTATCCTCACCTTCTGCAACCGTACCGTGGGCGATCACTTCAGCGACGTGGTTGTTCGGGTCAAAATCATAGTAACGGAAACAGTCGGCAGCATTCTTGCAGAAGTGCATACCCACATTGCAGACAGACGGACTTACAAATTCTTCAAAGGTTCCCGGGCAAGAATACTGTTTGCCGCGACACGTCCAGTCAGAATTAAAAACTTTATATCCTTTTACGCTCATTGTTTGCATTTCCTCCTTAGTTTTTATTTATGGCAATGCCGGTTCTTTCTGAACTCGTCGGATGGGTCATCATCTGTCAAACCAAGCAAGTAGTCGGATGATGTTCCGTATAGTTTGCATATAGCCACCAACGTTTCAAAACTCGGTCTTGCTCGCCCCTGCTCATAACAGGAAACGGTGACTTGCGAAATAAAAAGTTTTTCCGCAAGTTTTCTTTGGGAATCACCACTCAGTTTGCGCAGCTCTTTCAGTCGCTCTGCGAATAAATCGGTTTTGATCATAATTAGAACGGCAGGTCGTCGGTGTCGTTTATCACGGAAAAATCGTCCATGCTGCCCTGCGTGTAGGCGGGCTGCGGGGCGTTCTGCGCGGCTTTTGCCTGCTGCACATGATTCCTCGTCTGCTGCTCGTAGGACGCGGCAGTGGGCTTATCTGCCGTCTTTGCGCATGCAAAGCTGATATTGTCTGCCACAACTTCCACAGCGGTGCGGTTGTTTCCGTTCTTGTCCTGATAATTCCGGGTCTGCAGGCTGCCGTCAATGGCGATCATGCTGCCCTTCTGGAAGAACTTGCAGATAAATTCGGCGGTCTTGCCCCATGCCACGATATCCACAAAATCAGCCTGACGCTGCTGGCCCTTCGGGGTATAGCTGCGCTCGCAGGCAATGCGGAAGGTGCACACGTTGGTTCCCTGCTGGGTGGTGCGGAGTTCCGGGTCTGCCACAAGGCGACCCATGATTGCTACTACGTTAAGCATGGTTCGGTTCCTCCTCTGCACTGTCTCCAGCTCCTGCCTCGTAGTCGATGTTTGCGCCCATGAGCACCTCCGGGCACTCAGCGCGAGCAAAGTATGCGGCTGCGCGATATTTGAGCATCATCTCGGTCATCTTCGGCCAGTAGCTGCCGTTTTTGCTCCACCAGCCTGCATCCTTTGCCATCTGCACCGTGACCTTCGGTCCTTCCACCTTTTCGCCGGTCAGCTTGTCCACGGCAATCAGGCGGCAGCCCCATGTGTCCGTGCCTTCCTGACCTTCCATGCGATAGCGGGAACGCCCTGCAAACTGTCCGCTGTTGTCGATAAGCGCTTTGCAGCTTTTGCCGCTCCAAGTGGGCTGACCGTAGACAACATAGAGGTTCTGCATCACAAACAACTCTGTTGTGCCCATGCGCTGCGCCATGTCGCAGGCGATGGCGCAAGCACCAACGTTGCCCGCATAGGTCTTGGGAAGCCAGCCGTCCGGCAGATTGGACAGTGCAACAGCCTTGGACTTTGCCAGCTGCCAGATCCGTTCGTCTGCGGTCAAGCCCTGCACTTTCTCAGCGTAGGAGAGGGCGCGCTGTGCGGGTGCGGCAGGTGGATTGACAGGAGTAAGGGTTTCGGTGGGCGCTGCGGGCTTCTGAAGCTGCTCAACAGGGGTCTTTTCGATTTTGGTCTCAGGCATGATGGATCTCCTCCTCAGTGTATTTTACATCGATGATATGTGCATAACGCTTGATAGCGTCAAGCTCTGACTTTGTGCACCGGAATACGATTTTCCGGTCGCGGGGTTCTTCTTTGCGGACGAACTGGTCAAAAAACGGGTCGTCATATTCGTCCGGTATTGTGGTGTGATATGCAACGCCGGGCTTCACAAGACAAATCTGTGTCGGGTTTTGCTGTACGCCCTTGTAATCGTCCGGCAGTCCGTTGATGACTGCTTCCCGCAGAAGGGTGCGAAACTCAATCATGTAACAAAAATCTATGCTTTCATACGGTTCAGGCATGATTTCTGCACCGCCTGCAGCGTGGATGATGTCAATATCGCACATCATGCTGCCCACCTTGCGATAGATGCGGTCTATGACCTCGCGGCTCGCAGTATCATCCATGCTGCCGTTCTGCGCAAAATGCGTGAAATACGCCACTGCGCCGTTGATTGAACTGGCAAGTTCATTACCAGCACTGATAAGCCGGAACAGCATATTTTGCGGCTTGATGTAGTAATAGATGCCCTCTGCTTTGTTGGAAAGTTCCTTGATGCTGGCACGCCTTGCAAGGCGCTTTTGTGAATCGCTTTGCATAAAAATTCACCTCATATAAACAACATTCATGCTGGAATCAAATACCTTGTACAGATAGGCGGGCTCTCGCTTTACAAGTTCGTCTGTAATGATGATCGCGTCCGAAACGTCTGCGATATTCTGCGATGAAACAAGGTCATCCGGCTGCTTTTTGGTCACATCATAAACCTTTAAAAGTGCCATCCGCTCACCTCCTGTTGTTGTGCCGCCAGCCAAGGGCGATGTGCCCAAGGTTTGCGCACAGAACGATAAAAATAAAGGTTTTCACGTTTTACCTCCTTGCGGTTTGCCGCACATTGTGGTATTTTTGTGGTGATGGGCGGATAGACTCATCACCCTTTTGGCTTGTCCGTGTTGGCGCACGGGCAGGCTCTTCTTTTTTTGCGGCGTATCGGCGGCAGACTGTCCACCTCATCGCGCTTTATGACTTCTTGAAAAAAGGAATACTTGTGCGGCTTTCTCTTTTTCTTGCGGCAATGATAAACCGAGGATGCAAAACTGTTTGCACTTTTATAGCCAAGACGCCGGGCGCACATATCAGATGTGCCGGATGTAAGAAGATTGCCAGTTTTTGCATCGTACACGGTGTACCACATGACATGGTGGACAGTGTCAGGCATACGTGATCTCCTCAGATTCCTCTTGTAGCATCTCCCGCACGTTGTCCATTTCTTCGGCGCACATCTCCCAGACGTTTGCTCGTGCGGAGTATCCAGCCCGGACAACAATGTCATCTGAGGCTTCGGCTTCTCGCCTGCAACGTTCGGCAAGCCGCGTGTAGGACTTTACTTTGCCCTCAACGTACTCTTTGGCCGTCATCATGCCCCACGCTCCTGATTCTCCGGGTACTCCGGGTTGCGGGCGTGGGTGCGGTTGATCTTGCCGTACTTGCGCCGCTTTGCGGCTCTCTCCCTGTCCTCTGCGGCAAAGCCCATACGAGCCAGCAGAACAGCGGCCAAAATCAGCACCAGCGACACCGAAAACAGCGTGCCGGAGATGTATCCGGTGGTCTGCGCGGTGCCCTCTGCGCCCATAGCTGTGCCTATTCCAACGCCGCCAAAAATGACAGCCAGCCAGTAGTAAGTAGTGGATTTGATCTTCATGCGGATTCTCCTTTCTCAAGTGAGGGGAAAAACAGTTCCCCGATCTCATCCTGTCGGATGTCCAGCAGTTCACACATTGCTGTGATCTCTGCGCTTGTCCACGGATTGTGCCCCTGCATCCTGCCGCTCATGGTGTCCCGGCCAATGCCGATATACTTAGCGACTTCCTGATCGCGGTAGCCGCAGCTGTGGAACCGTCCACGCAGCTTCCAAAACGGAATCTGCCGGAAGGTACCCTGTACGACCTTCATCATATTTTTTCAACCTCTTTTCTTTGATGCTGTTCTCCCTCGCGCAGCCTGCCCGCCGGGGCACGTCCCTTCAAAAACAGGTTCACAAAGTAGATCTGACCCTTGCCGGTCACCTTGGGCGTCTTGTTGATGCTGGTGTGCCCATCAGAGTGCACCACGGTGGTCTCCTTGATCTCAAACAGACCCTGCTCCACGGCGCGCTGCGTGGGCATATTGTAGTCGCTGCGCTTGGGGTCTCTGATGAGGTATCCGTGCTCGCGCATCCAGACAAACAGCCGGTTTTGCCCGATCTGCACGCTGTTCTGGCACAGCAGCTTTGCAAGTTCGCCCACAAGGATGCTCTTCTTGCTGGCGTTTACCGCGTCCGCAAAGATGCCCTTGGGCGTAAGTTCCGCAATCTGCCGGTCTTTGTGTTCCAGTTCATCGTGGGCGGCAATCAGAGCCTGCGCCATCAGTTCAGCCCGGGAAAGCTGCGGGCGCTGCGCCAGCTGCTTCTCCATCGCGTTGAACGCCTGGATGTACTTCAACTTCCACTCCAGCGCTGCCTTGCCGGTAAAGCCCATAGCCAGCAGCGTAAAGCCGTCACGGTTCATGAGGTACATGGGGTAGGTCTGACCGTTCTGCTCGTGGGTGTACTCGGTTTTGTAGAACATGGGGGTCTGCTCATTTTTGAGCACACCCGCCGTCATGAGGTTTTCAATGTCCCGCATGACGTTGCGGTGTTCCTTGCCGAAACTCTCTGCGATCTGGCGGCTGGATGCTACCGGCTCGCAGTTCCGGGTGGATAAGATGATGTCTGTCATATTTTTTGTCCTCCTTGTACTCTGCCCCTCCTGTGCTATACTTGAGCGGGAGGGGGTGAAAAAATGAATCAGCGGGGATCCATGAATCAGCGTACAGATGAATTAGAGCGCATTCTGAACGCCAGCAAAGTGAATTATTCCAGTCCGCAAGTCTCGCAGCAGCCTACACTGTATGAGGTACAGCGTGGGTATGCGGAAGATTTGAAGCAGCTGCGCCAGCAGTTTGAAGAAAGCCAGCAAAAACAGGAAATCAAAGACCGTGAGCAAGCAAAGGAAAATCGTGTAAACCGGTGGCTTACAGTCGCATCCTTGCTCGTGGCAACTGTTTCAATGGCTGCTGCGATAATTTCACTTTTCATGTAAGCTTTCGCACCAGATTGACGATCTGCAAAACAAGTGTTGCAACCTGAATGCAAAGCGTCAAAGCCAGAATCCTTGTTGTAGTCCAGTCGTGCTTGCGGCTGGGCTTTTTGTCGTTGTTCATACCGTTTTGTCCTCCTTTTCCTTAATCAGTTCGCTGACTGCGGCTTCCATCTTCTCGCGGATGCCGCGCGGCTTGCGCTTGCTGTTCAGGATCAGGGAACAATAACTCTTCGTCCATCCCAGACGTTCTGCAAGCTGTTCCAGCGTGACTTCGTTGTTGTGCATTCTGCCGATCAATCGACCAGTCCACGGTTCAGGCACTTTCCCACCTCCTTGTTTTTAGTTAATAAATTGACAACGGCGCACCGATTTGCTATACTGCTTTACGGCTCCTAGTTAAACTGATTCAAAAGGACGGTGATTTCGATGACCAAACTTTTGAGCCAGCCAGTTCCAGACACGAGCAAGTGCGTGAAGCGCTAGGGCTTACAAGGCGGTGCCGACCCGCCAAAGGAAGCGGCGTACCCATAGCCCTGCAAGTTGTTTTTGCAGCCGTTGCGTTACTTTTGCGCCACGGACGGTGTAAAAGATGTGCAAACACGCAAGTTTGCATTACCGCAAAGGTGCAAGTGCGTTCTGGTGACAAATCGGTGAAAAATCTGTCTGTGAAACAACCGCAGGCAGATTTTTTTCTTGTCGCCGTGTCAAAAGTAGTTGAAAAAGTTTACAAAACGTGCTATTATTGTGTTGCAGACACATAGTATAAATAGCTTGGGCGGGATAGCCGCCTGGGCTTTGTGTTTTGTTAGCTTTTTTAACTTACAAGAGCATTATACAGCTAGCAAAGTTAACTGTCAACGTTTTTTACTAACTTTGCTAACATTTGTAAGGATGCACGAAAAAGGGGTTGCTTTCATGAGCACTTTTTACGACAACTATATTAAGCTGTGTGCATCTTGTGGAAAAAACCCAACTACGGTGTCAAAAGAAATCGGGCTTTCAAATGCTGCGGCAAGTGGGTGGAAGAACGGAAAAAAACCATCTGCCATAACCAAGCAAAGACTGGCTGATTATTTTGGGGTCTCTGTTTCCGAACTTACCGGCGAAGAGCAAAAAGAAAAGCCCAGCACCCCGGAGGATGCTGAGCGTGAATCGCACGGGAAGGCTATATTAGATAAGTATAATATGCTTGACCCGGCAACACAGGCCATGTTTGAGAGTATGCTGGATGCTGCTATAGCTGCACAGGAGAAAAAGAATGGTCAGTGAAAAGCAACTTAACGCGGTTATGCACGTTCTGTGTGATTTTTACGAAACGCATCCAGAATCCAGTTATGTAACCATTTCTGGATTGCACCGGGGTGGAATAAAGGATCCTGATAATATAGTAAACATCTTGGAAGCAAAAGGCCTTGTGGTTGTTGGCAGCAAATACAAAGAGGTCAGCCGTTCGGAATGTCCGATACGGTTGACCTCTCAAGGCAAAACTTATTTTATTGATAAGCAGAGAAAAAAGACGATCACAAGAAACCAGTTTATCCGAGATTCTTTTATTGCTTTACTTGGCGCTGTTGTAGGTTCACTGGTAACGTGGTTTATCGGTCATAAGAGCGATGGGTCAGAAACTTCCAGTTTGTGATTTTTTGTATCCAGATTGTAGACAGCAAGCGTTTTGTAAACTTTCATCTTTTCATCGTCTATTTTTTGAGGGTCGATAACAACCGTCCCATAACCGCCATCTGATGCTCTGAAAATAATTTCGGGGCAAAGTTCGCAGAGGTCGCCCAGCGTGACCTTTTTAGAAAAGCATTCTGCTGGAAATGCGTGATATTTTGTTTTTTTGTGAAAAAGCGAAACATCGCCCAAGTCAAAAATATCGTATGTGAGAACGAAAAAGATTGCTGCAACCAGTACGGCGATGATGTAAAGAAGATATGCGTTACCGGACATTTTGTATTACCTCCTGTAAGAGTTTGTCCACATCGATGCCAAGAGAAAGTGCAAGCTTGATTTTCTCAAGTATAACACATTCCGGTGTTGATTTCATCAATTTTGTGCTAGTATCTTGCACTTTATTTTCCCCCTTTGTCTAGATCATTGATAATTTAAGGTTTCCGGCAGCTGTTTGGCTGCCTATTTTTGTTATTTTGAGGTGGTTATTATGAAATGTCCAAAATGCGGAGCTGAAATTGAGAACGTGAAATTTTGCCCTGAATGTGGAGCACCCGTTGCTTCTGGTTCCGTGACAGCAGCTATCGAATCAGACGAAAAACCTGAAAAGAAGAAAAAAGGTCACGGATGCGGATGCGCGGTCGCTGTTAGTGTTGCGCTGATTGTGTTCGTTCTTATGATGACCCCTTCTTCCAGCACGACAAGTTCAACGTCCGGAACAAAGAGCAGCACGTCCATAAAATCGTCAATTTCTGCCGATGATAGCCTTACAATGGGGCAGAGAAACGCTTTGCGGTCTGCCCAAACCTACCTGAGTGCTGGTATGGGATTCTCTTACAGCAGCCTTGAAAACCAGCTTGAGTATGAAGGATATTCCACGGAAGATGCTACTTATGCCGTAGATCATTGTGGTGCCGACTGGGACGAACAGGCTGCGATAAAAGCAAAAAATTATATCAACTCCATGTCTTTCTCTCGCTCCGGTCTGATTGAACAGCTGGAGTTTGAGGGATTTAGCCAAAGTCAGGCGGAGTACGGCGCCACTGCTGTTGGATATTGATGTGTGAACTTGTTTACAACTGCATTTTACAACAGTTTGGTGTAGCCGTCAATCGATTTTAATTGCGCAAAAATGCGCTGAAAATTTGACATTTGCGCTGAATCGCGCGATTTGCGCGCACTTTTAAGCGAGAAACGCGCGTTTTACGCTGACTTCGCGCAAAATATGCGCGTTGCATTACTTGTCAGTGTCCAGCTGCTGCATTTTTTGCAACAACTGGGCGGCGCACTCCCCGCCGGGGCTTACCGCTGCGGTACGCAGGGTGTGCAGGCCGGTGATCTTGCGGTTGGCATACATGGCGGCAAGGGCTTGCTGCTCCGGGGTCATATCAACGTAACAGGCAAGCGCGGCGCGGATGTGGTTGCAGAAACAGGCGGTCTTTTTGTTGGTCATGGCTCAATCCTCCCAAGGTTGCGGGGTTTTAGCTGTGCCGGTAAGCACGCTGGCGGGCATTCCGTCAATGATGGTCATTTCCGGGTCTTTGTTGCTTGTTTGACCGTTTTTCATTTTGTTTTCCTCCTGATTTTTGGTAATTGTGTCAACTTATGTACCAAATTTTACCATGAGAAAGAGGAAAATGAAATACGGATAAAATTTGTCGAATGGCGCGGATTTTTTCTGCGCCATTTTTTGCTTATTTCACGCAATAAAATTTGTAGGGGGGAGAAAGAACAGTATGAGTTATTTTACGGCGAGCCAAATCGGGAAAGCGCTTGCAAAAGCACGGGTGTCTGCGGGCTTGAGCCAAGTGGAAATCGCAAGGCGCATTGAGAAGGGAGAGCGCACCGTGCAGAGCTGGGAAAAAGGTTGCACCAGCCCGGACAGTGACGAGATCATGGACTGGTGCACGGCGTGCGGGGTGTCACCCATCACGGTGTTCATGGAGGTGTTGCACCCGGACTTGTATGCGGTGCCGGATCAGCAAAAACAGGACGACGAGATAGATAGGGAGTTGCGCGCTATTGTGCAGGCGCTTCCGCCTCTAACGAAACGGCTGCTCCTCTTTGTGCTGAAGGGGCAGCATGGCAGCAGCCCGCCTGCTGTCATATCGGAGATAGCTGCAAACCTGCACTGCCCGCTCAACAACAGGGCCAGCGTGTGCGGCACCATCATAGACCAGTACACCTTTGCCCAGATCAGAGGGCTTGACCCATGCCCGGACGACCCTCAACCGCCCATTGACGATTTGAAGATCCATTACAAAGCCGGGCGCGCTGCCGCTGAAAACGGCGCTCTTGGCTATATAGGGCGACGAAAGGAGTAAGGTTATGCAGTGCATCAGATGCAAACGAGAGATTCCGGACGGTGCCGCATTCTGCCCATGGTGTAGCAAGCGCCTGCCGGATACCGCACCGCCCGCGCAAAGAAAAAAGCGCCGCCGTCCCAAGGGCAGCGGCACAGGGTACTCTTGTGTATGGAGGTGGATTTTATGAAAAAACGGGTCAACACGGCATTTTGGGTGGAAAAGGAAAAGCGCTGGTGCATCGCGGTTCAGAAGAACGGCACCCGCAAGCGGTTTTACAGTAGCACGCCGGGCCGGACAGGACAACGGGAAGCAAACGCAAAAGCGGACGCATGGCTTGATGATAGCATTCGGGACGGCAGGAAGAAGGTGGCTGCACTCTATTCAGAGTGGGTAGAAGAGCTGAAGCTCACCTGTGGCACATCCTATGTGACCCAGTGCGACAAATACGGCGAATACTACATACTCCCGGTGTGTGGGAACATTCGCATTGACGAGCTGACCGAGGGCGATCTGCAAAAGGCAATTGATATGTCTTTCAAAAAGCGCTGTCTCAAAAAAGGGGGAAAGCGCACGAGTAATAAACCTCTGAGCCGCAAAACCCTTATGACGATTCGGTCAACCGAAACCAGCTTTGTCAAGTGGTGCAGGAAAAATCGGTACACCACCCTGTTCCCGGAGTTATCCATTCCTAAGAACGCAAGGTTTGCAGAAAAGACCATTTTGCAGCCCAACGCGCTGAAAACACTTTTTGACGTTGACACCCGCTTGTGGTACCATAAAAGAATTTTTGATGATTATATCTATGCCTACCGTTTTGCTGTATCAACCGGCGTGCGACCCGGTGAGTTGGTCGGCCTGTGGTATGGTGACATAAAGGGGAACACGGTCAATTTGCGCCGCAGCATCAATGTGCAGGGCGAAGTGACCACCGGCAAAAACCAGAATGCGGTGCGCTCTTTTGACATGGGTAAGGAAGCACGAGAAGCGTATGAAGCTCAGGTGGCACACCTGAAAGCAACAGGCGTACAGTTGAACTACAACACACCCTTGTTCCAGATCCCATGCCAGCGGTCTCTTGTGAAGCGCTGGGAAAAGTACCAGAAATCCAACAACATAGATCCAATGGTAACGCTGTATGAACTGCGTCACACATTTGTCAGCATTGAATCCGGTGTGCTGACTGACAGCCAACTGAAAATGCTTGTAGGCCACAGCCGGAACATGGACACTGCAGGAACCTACCGGCACGAGCTGCAGGGCCAGCGCGAAGATTTGGCAGCCGCGACCACCGCTGCATTCAGGAAGGCTCAAGGGTGATTCTGGTAACACATTTGGTAACGTTCTTTTTTCTAAATGTCAAAAAACAAATCGGACATAACCCAACAAAGCCGCATTATTTCTACGTTCTTTCATGCATCTCAGATACATTTTTGACGACAATCAATCATTTTTAATTGTTCGATTCCCATTACCCGCTCCATACAGAAAGGACGTCATTTCGTTGAGAATTGGCGTCCTTTTCTCTATCATGGTAACATTTTTGGTAACACACCGCTGAAAAACAGCTTTATAAACGCAAAAACAGCCCCGAGGAACCGTCAGGAGCCCCGGGGCTGCTGCTATGTATGGCTTTTTTTGGCTGGGCGACTTACTTTCCCTGTGCCTTCAGCCTATTGGGCATCGTCACTCAGACAAAGAGACGATCTTCCGCATTACTAGCTCGTACTCTTTCGGGTACACCAGCTTTATTGCGCTCATGTGCCTGTCCAGCACCTCCATCAGTCCGCCGAACGGCACAGCGCTTGCAGCCTCTACAAATTCGCTCTGCGGCTCTTGCGATCTTGTGGAATACTCCATCTGTCGCACTGGTTCAGGCTGCGGAGCGGGGCTGTTTTCCCGGCTTTCCGCTTCGCTCAACTCATTTCGAACAGTGCAGAGGGCGGCAAGCTTTTCCACGCTCTGCCAGTTCGTTTCTTCGCATTTCAGTTTGCGGATGTGCTCGTTTATCTCCACGATGTCCATGCCTGCCGCCCCCCTTATCACATATTGTTCAGGATGTCCAGAGCACGCTTGTATGCGTCACGCTCGGCGCCGGTTGCGTCCTGCATCATGTTTTCGATGTCAGAAATCATCCGCTCCCGACCATCGCCGCGCGAGTAGTGACCGCGCACATAGTGCCGCCCACGGTTTGCGTAGCTGTTGCCTCGGTTATAGTTTTCGGTACGTCCGTAGTTGCCGCGCATATCAGCTTCCCACTCACCAGCGCGGCTATAATCGCCGTCCTCCAGCATCATGATCTTGTCAATGTTCTTGATGGTGTCGGTCAGCTTGTGCACGGTGTCCAGCGTGCGCTCGTTCAGGCCGTTCTTGGCATCGCGGTTGTACTCGTCCAGCTCCTCGCAGAGCATTTCACGCAGATCATAGAGATTCTTACTCATGTTGTACTCCTTTCCTTATGCTACCCGCTCAACGATCAGATTGCTGTTTGCAATGCTGATTGCCTGCGTGCTAGTGTTTTTGAGCGCCACAGTAACGCAGCAGCCCCGGGGGACTTCCACGAACACCGCCGTAAAGACGTTGCTGTACTGATCCACTGCCGCAGGGGTGACAATTGCGGTTGCGCTGTTGAGCGCCTCGCCTCCGACAGCAAGCGCCACAGAGATAGCGCCCACAGTGCCGCCGGTAGGGATGGCGATGTTGCCGCCAAAGCTTACTTTGAAGCGCGCAAAGCACTGCCCATTGGTCAATCCTCTTAATGTTACAACTCCTGCGCCCTCTCTATGAACAACACAGGAAGAACCTTTTACAGACGTCTCAGTTAAAGGAAGATTCCCTCCTGCTGCCACAGTCTGAATTGCACTTGATGTAAATTCAGCCATATCCAAACTCCTTTCTGAATTTTAGTTGTTATGTTTGGTCTTTTGATTATTTCCTTTTACCACTGGAATTTCAATGCAATCAGAATCTGACCACCCACGGCGTTTTCTGTCTGCAAGCGTTTCCTTTTTTATCCCAGTGATTTCAGCCCATTCAGAAACGGTCTTTGTTTTTCCTTTGTATGTGATAAAAACATTCCGTCTTGTATTGTTGCTTTGCTGCTTTGCAGTAACCCAGCGGCAATTCTCAGGGCAATAGTTTCCATTGCTGTCTATTCTGTCAATCGAAAGATTTTCAGCATATCCATTTTTTAGCGCCCATTCACGAAACGCTATAAAAGATTTTGCCCATTCTTTGCATACCGTTATGCCACGTCCACCGTAAAAAGGATAACCGATGTTTTCTTTTCGGAAGCAGCGTTCTTTCATTCCGCGCCATATCGAATGAAGCCTTTTGTCCGAATCTTCGTATATCCGACACCGTTTAGAAACAAGTTCTGCTTGTAAGCATCCACACGATTGGGTTCTTCCTGTTTTTAGACTGATACCATTTATGGATTTGACCGTGCCACAGTCGCACTTACAAATCCACCTGGTTTCATCTTTTTTACATTCAAAATCCCTATGGAGCACGACCAATCTTCCAAATCTCATTCCAGTTAAATCAAACAACTTTGACATAATACAAGCTCCTTTTTATCTTAATTAAGTTTAATTAAATTATAGCATATTCATGGCTTGATTTCAATGCAAAATTGTGTTAAACTTAATTAAGTTTTAGGGGGTGCATTATGAAAAATAACGACTTGAAGAACCGGGTAAGATTTTCAACCACCCTGCGTCCCGATGTGGAGCAGGCATTGAAAGAACATTCTCAAAAAAGCGATATTCCCATCAGCAAAATTGTAGACAAAGCTCTTTCCCAGTATCTGAAACTTGAAGAAAAGCACTGAAAAAACGCCGGGACTTTTGCCCCGGCGCTCTGGTTTGCAAAATCAGCTCAGGGGCTGAACAGGCTACAAATTGTAGTCAGTTGCCGTTATTCGGTTAGGCGCAACCGTTGCAGCCGCAACCGGTGCCGCAGTTACCGTACTGGTAAGGTGCAGGAACCGGGAATGCGGGCACGGGGCGCGGATTGTAGTAGGCCAGCTGACCGCTCATGTAGGCCTTGAGCGTTTCGTTCTGGGCTGCCTGAGATGCCGCCAGCTGTGCTGCGAACAGCTGCTGCCCCTGCTCGGCGATCTTTGCGTCCTTTGCCTCGATGCGCTGTGCGGTCAGGGCGTCAAGGATGGCGCGGGCGTTCTGGTTCTGGTTGTCGATGATGTCCCGGGTGGTGTTCTGCACCGTGTTCCGGGTTTCGCAGGACTGGGTAGCCATATTGTAGTTGACGCCCTGAATTGCAGAGCGGTTCTCGCAGCAGCATTCCTGCTGCTGCATCTGCATGGCAAACAGCTGCTGCATGAATGCCGCCTGCTGGTTTGCACGGCTGATCTCTGCAGACATAAAGCCGTTGCTCACGGTCTGCTGCACGCCGTTGACAAGCTGCGCCTGCTGGTAGAAGCCATCACACATGCCGTTGTTGATACCATCCATCTTGCGCTCGATGTTTGCAAAATCGGAGGTCAGGACGTAGCCATCAACGACGCCGGCACCGGTGTTGCCATTGCCGCCCCAGTTGCCGCCCCAGCCGCCGCAGAAGGCGAACAGGAACAAGATGATGATCCAGAGCAAGCCGCCGTCACCCCAGCCAAAACCACCATTAGAACAGGTATTTGCAGGCTGAACCGGCATAGTCATCATAGGAGAATCGGTAGATAAGCTCATAGTAAGCTCCTTTCAAAATTTTTTATACAAATCTGCGCAGATATTGTATTTTTGTGGTATAATAGAAACAGATAAATCCACCATGCTATACGGAGGTTTTTATGGAGAATTGGTTACCTGTTCCTGAATACGAAGGATTATATGAAGTGAGCGATTGTGGAAACGTAAAAAGCATGAATTATAACCACACCGGAAAATCTAAGAATCTTGTTCTCAAAAGCCATAAAAGCGGATATAAAACGGTAATGCTCTGCAATAAATCGGGAAAGAAAAACAAGTCCGTTCACGTTCTTGTTGCAAGTGCATTTCTTCCAAATCCAGAAAATCTGCCTTGTGTAAATCATATTGACGGAAACAAGAGCAATAATTTTGTTGGAAATCTCGAATGGATTTCTCGCAAGGGGAATACGCAACACGCAATTGCAACAGGGCTTCGTGCCGATTCTAATATGCGTGGTAGAACTGGGTCTTTGAACCCATTGAGCAAACCGGTTGCCCAATACACAAAATCTGGTGACTTTATGAAGGTGTGGAGTGGGTATTCCGAAGCTGCCAGAGCTTACGGATGTAAGCCTTGTACAATCATCAACTGCGCAAAAGGTAGGATTAAGCCTTGTAAAGGCTTTGTCTGGAAAGACGTTTAATGGGGAAGGAACTGCTGAAACTGCTGCGCCATCGCCTGCAGTTGGTTGAGCTGGTTTTGCGACATTTTGCCAGATTGAAGCAGCTTTTGCACCTCTGCTTTCGGGTCGCCCTGATAGTTTGCGCGGAACTGCTGGAACTGCTGCATCATCTTCCCAAACTGACCCATCGGGTTTGGCATGGAGGGCATACCGCCGCCCAGTGCGTTAAAAAGAGGATTCGACATAGTTATTTGACCTCCGTTTCAGTTTTTGGGGTCTCTTGCTTTTCCAGAGCCGCACAGCGGGCTGCAAGAGCGTCAAACTCTGCCCGGGTGACAAACTCCACGCCGGGCTGCTGCGCCGTTTGTGGGGGCGTTTTTGCGGCTGTGGTGCGTTCCTTGTAATCAAACGTCCTGAGAGGCAGCGGCATCCCGCTTGCATCGGTGCTCTTGATATAAAAAGCGCTGTTTTCGCTGTCCATCAGGAGCACGCTGTTTCCTGCGGCAACCATGTATGCTTTTGCGCCCTCCTCGCCTTGCACCCAGATGATGGACGGCGTTGCCTGCTGTGTAGCCTGACCGGGCATTGTCGGCGGCTGATATGCGTTTTGACGCAGCTGTGCAAGCTGATCCGGCATTGCCTGCCCATAATAGCCGGGCTGGTATCCGTATGGAATGTATGGCATTGCTTAGTCCTCCTTATACCAGTAGTAGATCGGGCACTCTCTGCCGCTGTCCCAGCTGTCCCACCACTCGCCGTTGACCACAGCCAGAACGTGACCGGAGCAGCCCAAAACGTAGACCCCGCGCGGGTACTCCCTTGCAAAATCCTCCACGGTGTAGCAGGTGGAGCAGTCTGCCTCGACAAGGCGGCGCTTAAATCCGCGCTTTTGGAGGTACGCACCCCATGTGCGGTTAGCGCTTGGCATATCGCCCAACGCGTAGCCCATCATGGCAAGCCCTACATACGCCTGCTCCCAGCTTTGCCCGGTGGCAGCTGCAACGGCTCGCACTGCACAGTCTCCGACGCTGCTGCCGCGCGGGTTTGGGTTGAACTTGTGCCACATGAGCGCCCCTCCTTTTGCGGTTATCATACCAGAATGCCACACCGGGAGAGACAACGAGCGTCAAACGAAGGACAAAAAAAGAAAAGCGCCCACACGGAAAAATCCGCATGAGCGCTTAACTGTTAAGGGCTTCACATTGGAAGCAAAAATAAAATATCACGTTTCAGCTTCCACGGCAAGCCTTTCGACAAAACTAGTGCGAATAAGACAAAATCCCCCACTTTGCCTACAAAGTACCCCGCGTGGAACGCAGGGCTTTGGCAAAGCAGGGGATTTTTTATGTTGCCAAAACGGCGAAGTCTAAAATCAAGAGCGGAACCGCACAAAAAGAAAAGCGGCATACCCGAAAGCCTGCCGCTTTTGAATTGCCTGAGCAGAAGCCCAAAGCTAATTCGTTGCTCATGATTATTATATCACACATCCAGCATTTTTTCAATGCTTCTCAGCCGGTAGCCTACCGCCGTCCGGCTGTAATGTGTCTGTGCTGCAATGTCCGGCAGCGGGAGCCGCTCAACGTACCGCAGTAAGGCTATCTTACGGTCTACCCTCCCAAGCGGTGCGCTTTTGATTGCGGAGGTCATTTGCTGTCGGTCAAGTCCTTGCAGCGCAGTGGGCAGCACTACACGAGCCGCTGCCACGGGCAGTACCGAGCCAAAAAGGCTGCGGCAGCTGTCCGGCGTTGCGCACTATACTGCCAAGCACGGCAAAATGATCGATTTTGTTAAGGCTAACAAAATCGCAGACCATTTTCGTGATGTCACGAAGTTGTTCTTGTGTGGCGTACATCTCGTTGACGTCACCGAGATGGCGGTATGTAGTGCTTGCCATGATATCCTCCTTACTGCTTTTGCAGCGCTGCTCTTGCCCGGTCAAAGAAAAACTGAATGACCTTGCTCATGGTCTCTTCGGTGATAGCCCAGCTTACCAACTTGCCCCACCGGCTGTTGTTCAGGTAGGTTCTCAGCATCTTGACGCACCATGTCTTGCGCTCTGCGCCGCGCTTGGTGCCCTGAATCTCGCGCTCTGCTTGGTCGATGAGGTCAAGCACCAGCGTTTTGACCGCTGCGCCGTAGCCCAGACGGATAAGCCCCAGCACAAGCGACACAGCGCCCACAACAATGAGCACCAGCGCCAGCCACGCGGGCAGCGGGGTGAGAATGGTGTTAAGGATGGTTTCCATGTGTTACTCTCCTCTCTCTTTTTCGAGATCTTCGATACGGTGGTTTGCCACCTTGATCTGCTCTTCCAGCACTGGCACGCGCTGGGCAAAGTTGTTGTGCGCCCGGACTTCGCGGGTCAGCTCTTCCAGCTTTGTTTCGGTCACAGCCTGCTGCTTGTCCAGCTTGGCTTCCATACTCTGGGCGGTGCGGTTGGCAGTGCGGTTGTTAGAGACGATCGCGCCGATCAGGCTCAGACCGCCGGTGATGATCGCCACAATGATTGCTTCGCTCATGCACCCTCCCGAAGACGGGTCAGACCCTTCTTGCGGATGATTTTTGTGTAGTCCTTGTAAGCGTGCGAAAGGTCCACGTTGCCGCTCACGCCCGGCACGCTGGCAGTGCCGGTATACTGCCACATCCCAAAGGAAAAGTCTGTTTTGGGCTTGTCCTCCGGTTTGGTCTTGCTCTTGTCTCTGGGATATCTTGCCAGCCATACATCGTACTTGCGCAGCGCAGCGCCACCCATGTACAGGTTCGTCTGCCCAAAATACAGCCCGGTGTACAGCATGGCGTAAAAGCCCATCTTCTCGATAGCAGCCAGAGCGTGCGCCGCAATGTCCGTCAGGGTCTGCTTGTCGAGCGGTGCTTGCACATAGCTGTCCTCAATGTCAACCGCAACAGGCAGCTGCACTGTCTTGCCGGTCAGCACCTTGCGCAGCAGGGCAAGCTCTGCGTCAGCTTCTGCCGTGTTAACCGCCTTGCAGTAGTAGTACACGCCCACCGGGATGCCCAGACGCTTGCACTCGGCATAGTTGCGGGCGAAACAGGGGTCAATGTAGGGCTTGCTGGGCGCGTCTTTGGCGCTGTTTCCCAGTGCACGCAGCATCACGCCGGAGACAAGCCCGCTCGCCTTGACCTTGTTCCAGTCGATGCGCTTCTGCCAGCGGGAAACGTCCATAATGATATCAGGCATACGCTTCCTCCGTAATTTCCTCATACTCCGCTGCGGTCAGGCGATCGCGGGCTACCAGCATTTGCAGCATGGCTTTGCTCCACATCCCGCTGTCGTAGTTTCTTTTTGCCAAAAAGTAGCCGTTGCTGTGTTCAGTCATGGTATGCGCCCTCCTGTTCTGCGGTGTCCTCTACCGGCACGCCCTCCAAAAGGCAGAGGAATTCTACCTTTGCAACGGCGTTGGCAAGGTCTGCCGCGCGATTTTCTTCTTCCTGCCGGGTCTTGATGCTGCCAGTATTGCGAATAATCTCCATAGTGTCCTCCTTAGCCTAACGTAGTCATTTTGCAAGCCGGGACGCAGCGAACCGCGTCAATCGAGTTCCAGGTGTTGACGTTGCCGCTGGAGGACACGACGAAGCCACTGCTACCGTCGCCACGATTCGCAGAGCGCAGCCGCACATTGCGATCCACAGTGCGCTGTGCCAGATCGCGGGTGATGCGCAGCGGGTAGGCCTGATACAGAGCCTGCGGAGTCTTTGCACCGGTGCGCTCCTTCCAGTACGGCCAGTAGGTGCCCTCACCAGACATCTGCGGCGAGCAGTAGATCTCCTGCAGCGAGGGCAGGAAAATCTTGTCATAGGTCACCACAGCGCTGCCGTTATCGGCGGTGACGCTGCTGTAAGTGACCACTTTGGTGCGGGTCAAGGCGTTCTTGAAGTCATCCGAGAAGCCAGCAAGGAAGCCGGGCACGGTGTCCGCTTTATCGGGCTTCATGTCCCACTCGTCCTGCGGAGTCCACCATGCGCCAGCAGCTGCATCGCTGTTGAGGTACTGGCGGTATGCGGACTTATACCACCGGCTGTCGCCGTCGGCAACTGCTTGAAAGCCGAAAAGCTTGCCGTTGGGCTTTGCAAGGAACGTGCCCAGATTGATGCCCGCGCTTCCTGCGGAGACGCTGCAGGTCTCCAGCAGCTCAGACTTGTTCTGATTTTTGTAGACGTACACCTTCCAGTTGGTGGGTCCGGTATTCTTGGCGTTGTAGAAGCCGGTCAGGCGTGCGCCTGCGGGGGCGTTCTTGGCCAGCGTAAACTGGTAGGTGGTGCCGTTCTTGACGTTGGCGCCCCAGTCTAAGCCCATCTTGACGTTGTAGGTGCCAGCCACAAGACCGGCTTCCGGCACAACGTAGAAAGCTTGATACGCAGAAAACTGGATATCTTCCAGAGATGCGTAGTGCATCTGCAGCACCATTGCGGGTGCGGTGGTGCCGGTCTCACCCTCGGCGATATCGTCCGCCTTTACCACATCCCACGGGCAGTCGTAGGCTTTGCCGTCCTTGCCGGTGTAGGTGTTGACCAGCTGCGTGCCAACCGGGAAAACCGCCGGTGCGTTACCGGCAGCCACCACTGACTTGATGGCGTTGTAGTCCATCTCCTCCACGGGCGTTGAGGTCTGCGCCTTTGCGATAGCGCCAAGAGATGCGGACATACCCAGCAGGGCAGCGGTCATCTGGTCAAGCTTTCTGCCGTTGGCTTTTGCGGTCTCGTCCAGATAGGGGGGCTCGGTTACGAGAGTTCCCGCTGCAGCTACAGTCTCAATGTTATCAGCCATGTGTTTTGCTCCTTTCAACGTTTGACGTATTTTACGCAGATTTTGCCGTCTACAACGACAAATCCGCAGGATTCGAGGGCTGCGGTGCGCGTATCCAGCGCTTGATCTGCCTGTTCCGCTCGGGTTGCTTCGGCGATGATGGCGGTTTCCAAGCGCTGCTCCTCGCCCTTGGCGCGGGATGCTTCGGCGGCAATTCCTTCCGCGTTCGCCTGTTCTGCTTCTTTTGCGCGGGTGACCTCTGCGGTAAGGTCATCCCTTACACCCCGAACCGCGTCACCGGCAGCCTTTGCATCCGCAGCCTTGCCGGAGAGGGAGAGGGTGGGGTCGATCGTGTTTTTAAGCTCTTCCTTTGTGACTTTGTCCACAATGGAAGTGGATACGGAAGATTCGACCTCCACAATGCCGTTCTCGATGTGGTTCAGGTGAGCGCTGTTCAGCACCTGACCTGAAACGAAATTCTGTTTCTGATAACCCATGTATCCTCCTTATGCAATTTTGTCTGTATCCAGCTTGGAAGCGTCCAGAATAAAGTAATGATCTTTCGGCCACGGGTCGCAGGTCGCGGTGATCTTCACGGCAGCTTTATACTCGCCGGGGGTCATCTCTACGTCCAGCTGCCCAGCCCAGACCTCGCCGTCCCGGACAAAATAGAAGTGCAGCCACTGACCCTGCAGCAACGCTTCCAACCTAGACCGGATATATGCCCATTGTGTTTTAGGCCGGTCGCAGACAAATTCCATTGAGATCTTCCGCTTTTTGTAGTGTACGCTGCCATCCACCGAGCGGGTCAGATCCAGCAGAAAATCTGCGCCGGGCACCTCAACAAGCATAGAATCGGTTTCGGGCTTGCCGATCTGCGGAGAGCCGCGCTTGAGCCACAGCCCAAAGTCCGAACGCATGGAGAGTGTGCCCTTTGGCGTTGTGATGCGCATATCGTTCATGCGGGGGTTTTGGGCGGCGAGCGCTTCCAGTGCGGCATAGTCTCTCATGTGTAGGTCACCTCGGTTCCGTCATCGGAAGTCTGGACTGCCGGGGCAGGCTCAGCAGATGGTTCAGGCGGATGATAAATCAGATTTTCGCCGTCCCAGAGATAATCTGTGTAGAACCCATGCGTGATACCGGACAGATCGTCCAGAAGGATCTCGTCGGGCGGCAGCGGGTTCGGAATGACGCTTTCGTGGCACCAGCCGCCTGCATACAGCCGCCCATCAGAGCAGACCTTACACTTGAATTTAAAGTGTTTCATAGTTCTCCTCACATAAAACCGTATAGTTCCAACGGGCGGCAAACCTCATCGTTTTTCGTAACACCATCAGTAATAGGAACTTCCAAATGTATCACGCCAGTTATAACGTTATTTTTATAGTCGGATGTTCTTTCGTTTCCGCTACCAAACGTTATTCCCGTGTCGCTCACTTTGACGGTTCTCCAATGGACGGTATTCCACGGATAAGCATAAGAGTACGTTTGCCCATTAACAGGAAGAACGACCGTAAGTCTACCAGCACTGCCTCCACTTGCAAACCATGTTCCGCCTTTATGCGTGTCATAGACCAGCATTACAGACGAGTAGGAAGAAAGGTCGATTTTTGTTGTTTGTGCAGTAAATTCTCCTATTCGGTTGCCATGAGAATCCTTTTGATAAGGCCATTCAAAAATTTTGTTGTTTCGGATGCCGTGGAAGATGATGCCGCCGCTGCGGATAGAACAGCTGCCCATGCCGTCCGTAATGGAGATGGCGTTGGACTGTATGTTGACCATGCTGCTGCCATCCATAACTCGGATGCCATCGTTCAGAATCTGTACTCGTTTGCCGGGCAAGGAATCGTGCCGGACAATGAGGCCGTTTTGCGGAGTGTACTCCAAAAAGTTTGTGGCGGTCTTGGCGGCTTCATCGGAATCTTTTTTTGCTTGCGCGGCATATTCAAACAGCCGCTTCAGCGTGTCCTGATGGTATTTTTCGGAGGTGTAAGCGCTTTCCATCAGCAGATTTGTCGTGCCCATGTTCGCCACCTGCCGGTCTGTCAGGGTGCGTCGGGTCATGCCAAATGTAAACTCTTTCTGCGCGGGCTTTTCCAGCGGCTCTACCAGCTTTGTGCAGAGCATGACGGCATCCACACTGTGCGGTGCGCTGACTATATGGGAGTACATGGAAAAATCCAGCCGGTCTGTATTGTAGCCTGCGTCTACGAGGTCCACCGCCCGGATGACGTAGCTGGTTTTCATGGCGTAGTTCTGCTGCAATGCCTGCACGCCGGCCGCAAAGGTGTCGTTCGCGCTGTTGGTGTCAAGTTCCACGATGCGGGTAATGATGCCGAACTTCTGCACGGCTGCATCGTTCTGAATCCAGCCCTCTTCCAAGTTATAGGAGTAGCCAGATGCAGGCAGATACTGCGCAACGGTAGCGGCATCTGTTTCCATGATGCCCCAGCGCTCCTCGTGCTTATCATTGGATGGATCCCGCCACCACATAAGCTTGTAGTACCACTTGGAGGTGTCCACTGTGTGCTTGTTGCCAATAGGGTAGATGCGAGTATACAGGTCGGTGGCATCGGTGGTCTCGTTCAGATTGAGCAGGTTGCGCCCATACTCAATTTCTTGGGCGGTCTGCCGCTTGGCTTCCACAGCCTGATCGCAATAGTTCAGCACGTTCAGGCCGGTGGAGGAATCAAAGCTGCAATAAAAATACCCTCCGAACACCTTGAGCACCAGCTTGTCCAAAATGTCCCACACTTTACCGTAGTCCTCGCCAACGCCGTACTGGTCGGCATCGCCAAACTGCACCACAAGGTCGCCCAGCGCGGCTGTCACAGTACCCAGCTGGAAGCATTTCATCTTGCTTTTGACCTGATCGTTGTGTGCGTCAATCAGGTGCTGCAAAAACTGGCGCAGGGTGCCCTTGTAGTTGAAGGGGGTAATGGAGGAATCGTTGAAGTAGCTCAGCGCACCCTCGCAGTACACCACCCGCCGGTTGTAAAAATCGGCTTCATGCTTCAGCACCCGCCCACGCCAGATTTCTTTGCCATCCCGCCGCACCTGCACCACCGTGCTCAGCTTTTGCAGCATATCGTACTGCGTATGATCCCGCGTCATGGTAAAAACAAGGCTGCCGCCCTTGCTGACCTCGCGGGTCAGCTTGGGGGACAGCACCAGTGCCTGCGGGTCGTTGGGACGATAGAGCAGCAGCTTTGCGTCCGGGTTGCCAAAGGGGTATGCGTAGATCTCGTACATATCAGTTCCCTCGTTCGCTCAGCACCGTAAGGTCTCCCAGGCTTCTGTTTACGCTGGGGGTAATGATGCGGCCTACCTGCTCGCCGTCAAGCGCAATCACGCTGTTTCCGGCTTCCGGCAGATATTTCTCCACCACACCGTAGAGCCGCTCCATCTGCGCCTGCATTTTGGCCTGATAGGTCAGCATGGCGTTGTTGTCCGGGTTCATGACGTAGGGGTCGGTGCGGTAGTCGTAGCCTGCAAAAGCACGCTCGTTGCCGTACCAGTAAGCGTCCTGAATATCCTTGTAGGAGTGCACGTGCTGCGTGCTGGTAGTGCCGCTGCTCTTGCCCTTGCCAAACTTTGCCCACAGCGCCACGCCCAGCGCCACCACGCCCGCCACAATGGCGATGATCGCGGCGACCTCCGGGTTTGCCATAATCAGGCTGCCCACCTTTGCGATCAGCCCGCCTGCGCCCTCGGCGATCGTGCCAAGGCTGCCCATGCTCCCGGCAAGGTTTGCAATATCCGTGCCCGCGTTGAGGGCAAAGCTGCCCATGCCGGAGCCAATGGTGTTCAGCACACCCATGATCTTGCTGCCGACATCGGAAACGTTGATGCCCAAATCCTGAAACACTTTGCTCAGCCCGTCTACGCTTGTGGTAACGCCGTCCGCATCTGCTTTGATGCCGTTGGACATGATCTGCTTAAAAGCATTGAACGCCTCGCTCAGACCGCCGCCGGAATAAGCTTCGTTGATGGCTTCCAGCGCCTTGTTTGCCCAGTCAGACAGGACTTCGCGCTGCTCCTGCGACACCTCGCCCCACATCATGTTGACGATATCCAGCCCAAGCGCTGCCCAGTCCTGATTTTTCAGGTCGGTATACAGATTTTTTCCAATCTTGAAGATACCGCTGTTAAGCTGCTGCTGTGCTTTGCTCAGATTCTCTTCAATGCGCTTTTGGGTCGCCTTGATGCTCTTGTCGATGTTCTGCGCGGTCTCTGTCACCTTGTCCTGCACGCCGTCAATGTAGCTGATGACCTTGGTGTAGGTCTGCCGCACGCCGTCCACAATGCGCTCGCCGGTCTCGGTGGCGGTTGTTTTGATGTGCTGGCTGCCGTCCGCGTAGGTCTCCACAGCCTGCTGCGTAGTGGTGGTGATGCCGTTGAAGGTCTTTTCTGCAATGGTGGTCAGGGTGCCAAGCAGGGTCTTGGACATATCGGCGTAGACCTTCTTGGTCGTGGTGCTTATCTTGCCGTTCGCGTCCGTGACTTTCTTAGTCACAAGCGTATAGGTGGTAGCAACGCCGTTGACCATCTCTTTACCGGTTTCGGTGGTGGTCTCGGTCACGCGGTCTTTGATTTTGCCCGCTGCGTCCTTTACCTTCTCCTGCAAGGTCTCAACGCTTGTAGTCACCGCGCCAAGCGCGTTCTGTGCGGTGGTGGTTGCGGTGTGCGTCACGGAAGATATGACGGTTTCGGTATTGGAGGTGGATTTTGGGGTTTTGCCAGTCTTGGGGGTTTTGCCAGTCTTGCCGGAAGGACTTATGACGATGGAACTGCCAGAAGTTCCGCTTGTTTTAGCGGGCACCCATCCGTCATTTTCGTCCCAGACCATGCCACTATGGTTAGTGTCCCAGTTTTTTCTGCTTTCTTTTTGGATTTTTTTGCTTTCTTGGTCTGAATTGAATGCCTTTTTATAAACAGCATCCCAGTCACCATGGAAAATGCCAATTTCTCCACTTTTCAAAGCATCAAAAACAGCTTTCAGGCCAACAGCAGCGGATTTTGCCTTGTTTATAACGCTGGTAAGACCTGTTATTTCCCCGATAAGGCCGCTCCATCCGTCAAGTTTGTATGCGTCTTGAGCGGCTATAACCATTTCGTTCAGTTTGGAAATAACGCCACCAAGAGCGTTTGTTAGATTTCCAGTCAAAAGTCCGGCCAGCTGGCTGACGTTATCCTTCAGGGTGGATATACGCCCGTTCATGGTCTGGCTCTGGGTATCCATGGCGTTATAGTAACGCCCGCCCTCCTCGCTGGCTGCTATGAGCGCCTGCGAAAGAAGGTCGTAACTAATGGTCATATTCTGGACTTCCTGCACCGATTTGCCGGTGTAGTCTGCCAAAATCTGATAGATATTGATGCCCGCATAGGCAAACTGCTTAATGTCGATTGCGGCAGCCTTGCCCACGTTTGCGATCTGCTGCAGGTTTGCAGCCATGCGAGACAGTTCGGCGTTGCCGCCGCCAGTTGCGGAAACTGCATCGCCCAGTGCATTGATGACCTTGCGGGAATACGCAGCATTTTCGCCCGCGCTGATAAGCAGCTGGTTTGCCTGCGTCAGGGATGCCACGTCAAACGGCGTGCGGGCTGCGTCCTCCTGAATGGCCTGCATGGCTTCCTGTGCGGCCTGTGCGCTGCCCAGCATATTGGTAAAGCCGGTGGTGTACTTTTCTATCTCGGCATTGTATGAAATGCCCATCTCCACAAAGCCCTTTGCAAGGCCTACCGCCTTTGTCCCAAGCGAGGTAAGCATATTTGCAAGGACAGTCGCTTTTGCGCTGGCTGCTGCAAACTGGCTTGCCATGCCAGAAACGCCGCTCCCGGCGGTGTTTGCGCTGCGGTTCAGCGAGTTTGCGGCGCTTTGCGTCTCTTTTCTGGCCTGCTCGATGCCCTGCTCATACTCAGAGGTATCAAGCCCCAAAGTGCCCATCAAATTAAAAATATTCAGGTCTCACCACCTCCGTTCTGCTCTGCGGCTTTTTTACTGTCTGCAAGCGTCTTTTCCCAGCACGCCTGCGCTTCTTCCAGCGTGGTCTCGTGGCGGCGCTGGGATAGGGGCTTGTCGTACTCTGCCATGATCTCGCTGAAGGACTGCTCCACCTGCTGCCCAAGCGATACAGCACAAAGAAAAAGCATATCAGCCGTATACAGCTGGTATGCCTTTGTGCGGTGGCGTTCGCGCATCTCGCTGATGACGAACCAGACGAAATACTTTATTCCGTAGGCGCGGAGATGCTGGAGGTCGGCGCGGCAGAGGTAGTGCCAAAACTCAGGCCGTTCAAGTCGGCCAGCGATGACAAAAAATCCTGCATATCCTCCTGCATCACGGACTTGGTAAGCGCGGTGAATGCCTTGGGCAAGGTGTCCTTCTCGCCCTTTTCCAGCGTGTACAACTGGTGCAGGGCGTTCATGGTGCGCTGCGGGTCAAGCTTCATCAGGGGCTTAATAAAGTCCAGCGCAGCCAGCGCAAACTCGCGCGGGGTCAGCTTTTTCTTGCCCTCTGCGGTTTCGGCAGGCTCTGCACCCAGCAGCTTCATGGCGTTGGCAACGATGGTCTCCCGGGCGGCTTTGGTCTCCGGGTTGTCCACGTTGTCCTTTGCGTCCATGATCATGCGGGTGATGCCGTCCACCGCGTCATACAGCTTGGGCAGGGCTTCCACGGGGTCAAGATTGATGGTAAGGATCATTTATTCTGCCTCCTTGACGTAGAACTCCATAGGCACCTTGCTGGTGTCGGTCATGTCGTAGTGTCCCTTCAGGCTCAGGTTGATGTTGCCCTTGCCGTCCTTGGTGGTTTTCAGTTCCAGACCGCCATCGCTTACGGCCTTCATCAGCTTGACAGCAGCATAGCCGCCGCCGATCAGATTGCCGTGCCACCAGATATCCTGGAAGTCCTCGTTTTTGTAGTCCTCGCGGACGGTGATCTTGTTGGTTTCTACGTCTGCAGCGCCCAACTCCAGCTTGATGGTATCGGCGCTCACGGTCATGCAGGTGGTAGACATCCCGCAATCCCAGCTGGTAATGTGCTTGAGCTGATAGGTGTTCTCGGGCACTTCGTCCAGATCCTCACCCAGATCAATGGTGTTGGGCTTGCAGCTGACGGTGATGCCGCCGGACGTCAGGCAGATCATATCCTCCGCTGCAATGGGGGTAGTGCCCTCCGGGTCGAACTTCTTGAGCAGCGCGCCAGCCTGAAACTGAAGCTTTTTAAAAGCATCTGCCGAAATGGCGTGATACATTTTGTTCATGCGTTATCCTTTCTCACACCACAAAGGATGTGACGTCAAAAGTAAGGTATGTGCACAGGTATTTTTCCGGTGGGTTGTCCATAGACTGCGCCCACGGGTTGCCTGCGCATAAAAGGATCGCGCCGCCCTCGCACTCGATGGTAAGCCCATCGCCAAGGGCAGCGCGGATCTCGTCTGTTTTGCGGATGATGGGCAGCTTGCCGCCGTCCACCGGATACCACAGCCGCGCATGGAAGGTGCTGCTCTCGTCAAAACCTTTGGGTATGACCGGCAACACCGTGATATAGGGCATGGAAGCGCCCTGCGGCACGAAATCCTCCGGGGATACCGGAATCTTGAACAGCGTAAAAAAGCTGTTCAGCGCCGTGGTAATGGCTTCTGCTGCGCCCATCAGGAAAGCACCACCTTTTTGCACTGCACAACGGCAAGGTTCATGCCGCTTTCGGCGGGGGAAATCTTGTCGCTGCTCGCGGTGGTCACTTCGTAGGTCTGCCCATCGTCCAGCCGCTTGATGCGGTCGAAGGGGGACAGTTTGATGCCCTTATCCACATAGAGGGAGTAGGTGGATGCTGTGCCCTGCTGCTCTGCCTGCTGCGCTTCAATGGTCTGGTCGTGGCGCTCTACGGCGAGGAACTCCATACCGTCCTCCCATGTGGTGGTAGAGCCAAAAAGCCCATCAGAGACCAGCTTCTTCTCCATGAAACAGAACTTTTTGGTGAAGTTCTCCATCACGGTGAACTTCGTGAAATCGTTTACAGGCATTACAGTTTCCTCCATTGGTTGATCTCCCGGCGGTAGTGGGTGCAGCCGTCTGCGGGCAAGCCATCCGTGCCGGTGGCCATGGTTCCGGACCAGCCATTGAAGGACTGGGAAACATAGCGCCCGCCGCCGGGCGTGGCTGCATCGTAGTCGGTGATCTTCTGAGCAAGCGCCACAAAATCAGGAGGGACGCGCATGGGCTGCACCGTGCCGGTGAAGGTTTCAGGGGTAAGGTCTCCGTCTCCCGCCTTGTGCACGCCGTCGTTAAAGATAGACCCGCACACAAGGAAATACTGCCCGGTGGATACCCCGGCCGGGACAGTATCTGCCGTGAAGGTAAATTCCCCGGCGGTGGGGTCATCGTACCGGTCAAAGAAGTTTCTCGTGTATGAGCACAGTTCTGGTACAGTCATGCGGGGGTCACCTCCTTGTATATCAGACCGATTCGCCCGGGGTGATGGTCTGGACAGAGATGCCGTCCAGATACTCGGCAAACAGGGTCACGCCGGTAATGGCAAAGCTTTCGGACACGGCGGTGGTGTAGTTGCCCTGAGTGTGGAATCCAATCAGGTTGCTGGCCTCGCCTGCGGTGGTGTACACCAGACCAGCCTTTGCGTAGTCGCTGTCGGAGGGGTCGACGTAGTACATCACGATGTTGTCAACGGGGGTGGCAATGACGGTGCCCTTCTTGATCTCGCCATCGGACAGCAGGAAGATGGTGTTGTAGCCCATGAAATCCTTGATGTACTGGAAGCCGTACTGGTTCTGGATGGTGATGTTTGCGGTGCCCAGATACTCGGCCACGTCCAGAACGTTTGCAAAGCCCACAACGCCGGTGACGGTGCGGTGCATGTTCTTGAACTTGTTCTCCACGCTGCCCTTTGCCATCGCCAGAGCCATCTGGAAGGTCTTGGGCGTTCCCTTCAGGCTGCCGGTGTTCAGGTACTTGTAGAATTTGTCGGTGACCTTGGCGGTCAGGTCGTACAGGAACTCGTCATCGGTCTTCTGCACGGCAACCTCGTAGCCGTAATTCTGGATCGCTTCCAGGGAGACGGCCTTGGCGTACTTCTCGATGGTGATCTTGCCGTAGTCCTTCTCTTTGACGGTGTACTGGCTGTAGGGGATCTCCTCGCCCTCTGCCACGGTGCCGCTCTGCAAGGTGCCCTGTGCGTACTTGCTCTTCAGCACAGTGCCAGGCTGCATACGGATGGGGCGCATGATGCCCATGATCTCCCGCAGATGATCCCAGTTGCGCTGGAAACGGGTCACAAAGTCGATCTCCCGGGGGTTGACGGTGATCTCAGTGGTGGTAATCAGATTTTCTTTTGCTGCCATAGATTATTCCTTCCCGCCGCCTGTAAACAGGTCGGCATTTGCTGCAATCGCTGCCTGACGCTCGCCCGCGTCCTTGATTGCAAAAATTTGGTCTTTGGTCATTTTGGAGCCGGTGTTCGCGGGCGGGTTGTCCACCGGTGCGCCCTTGGTGGAGGTGCTGCCCACATAGTCGCTCCAATCGGTTTTCAGGCTCTCAGCCAGCTTGTCCGCGTTCTTCACGTTGCCCTTGCTGTCCAGTTCCATCTTGTCGATGTCCTCGCCAGACAAGCGCACGATGCGGTCAAAGTACTTTTCCAGCACACCTGCGGACTTGAGCTGCTCCCGGAACTTTGCTTCCTTGGCTGCATGGGCGTCCTTCTTGGTCTGCTGGGTCTTGTAGTCGGTCAGCGCCTGCTCTGCGGTCTGCTTACCGCTGTTGGCTGCGTCCCGTTCCTTTTCCGCTGCAACGCGGGCGTTTTTTTCGGTATCCAGTTCGTCCCGGAGGGCATCGGTCTCCTCGTGCAAGGCGTCCAGAATGGCTTTTGCCTTGTCATCGTTGGAGGTTTCGGCGTTTTCCAGAATCTTGCGGATATCTGCTCTTTTGAGTGCCATGTGTGTGTGTCCTTTCTGCCCTTGCTTGGGCTGCCATGCTTGGCAATCAGGTTATTTTGCCGGACGTGCTGCCGGTGTGGTGCCGCTTGCAGGGGTCGAACCTGCAACTACCCGGTTATGAGCCGGGAGCACTGCCAGTTGTGCGAAAACGGCATATAAAAAGCGGCTGACGCTGTGCGCCAACCGCTGGATATTGAGTTTTAGTTATCCTGTGCTTCTCGAACTGCAATCTCTTGCAGTTCTTTGATATGATCCTCCACCGCCGGGCGCAGGAAGGGGCGGGGAGCCATGCCCCGGGTAAAGTGCCATTTGCCGTTGAAGTCTTGCCAGACCCACGGCGTTTTGCGTCCGTTGCCCTTCTCTGCAAAAATACCGGTGCCTAACTCCACATAGAGCGAATACAGCAGACCGGAGCCCACGGTCACGGTCTTTTGCGCCGCAGATACAACGTAGGTAATGGATGCTTTCAGCGCACCGCCCACATAGCCCTCTATGCCGGTGCTGTCTGCCGTGCCGGTGGGCACAAGCAGCTGTGCATAGTCCTGCACCTTCATGCCCCAGATGGTCAGCACACGCTCCACCCATGCTTCCAGCGCTTCATGCAGCTGCGGGGTGTTGTCGGTGACTTTGATGTTGTACTTAAACTCCATGTTTTACTCCGTGTATAACAAAACCCCGCCCCGGTGTGGGGCAGGGTCGGGTTATTGGTTTAGGCGAACATCTTTGTTTGACCGTTGACGTTCTGAATCATCATCGCGGTGTTGGTGCTGGGCTTCCACCGGTTGACGTACTCAATGGCTTCATCGAACCGCTTGCGGGGGATATTGTTGCGGGCGTTGACCCTGAACCAGTTCTGCAAATCCTTGTTGCACTCACAGAACACGCGTCCACGAACATGAACATCTTCGTATGCGGGAGAGTTCTTGCCGCCCAGAACGCCCACAATGACGCGATGATTGACCGCGTTCGCCAGCGTTCTCTGCTGTCCGTAGTCGATAACGGCGTTGTTCTCCAGCGCTGTCACGCGCTGGTCAAGCTGAGCCGTCCGGTTGTCCAGAAGGAAGATGGCCTGCATCTCTTTGGTCATTTTGGGCATGATGTAGCTGCCGGTTTTGCGAATCTGCGGCAGCACCTCGGATGTCACCCAGTCGGTAAACTTCTCGGCGGTGGGCAGCTTAGAACTGAACACCAGACGGTAAAGGTCAGATTCAGGAATGAAGGTCATGTCCTGTTCGCCGCTGCTGGTGGGGAGGCGGTGTTTCACCGCCCCCTTGCAATGAGCAGAAATTGCGTCCTTGGGCGATTTATAGCCCAGTGCTGTTGCCACGTCCTTGCCACAAAACATGATTGCGCCGTTTTCCTCTTCCAGTGTGCGGACGGTGCCAAAATCGGGGTTATTGAAAATCTGTATGTTGCTCATAATTACTTCTCCGTTTTCTTAATGATTCCACTTGCGAAAATCCACACAAGGCGCAGGCGGCGCACATCGGACACGTTCAACAACTTTGTGATCGCGTCAATGTAGGACTGGCGGCTTACCGTGTTGTCGTTCATGCGCTCACCCCCTGTGCAATCTCTGCGTCCAGAACTGCATCGACTTCCTTTTCCAGACCGGTGATGGATGCAAACAAAGCCGTAATCAAAGAGTTGTACATCGGTGCTTCTTGCCAAAGCTGGCTGACCAGCCGCTCGTCTCGCTCCCGATCAATCATATCGGCCTTATGCGTCTCGTCAAACCAGTCGGCAAAAATGGTCAACAGGCTGTGCATTGTGCGGAGTTCACCAGAAACAGCATCCAGTTCAAGTTCCGCTTTCGTGATTTTTGGTGTTTCCATTGCTAAAACCTCACATTTCATCTTGACAAATTGCTTAAAAAAAAATAAAATGGAGGTGCAAGGGGCTTTCTTGACGGTTTGCTTCTGGCGTTTAGCGGTTCAGCGTTCCAGCGCTGGCCGCTTTTTTATATTTCTCAAAACGTGCCAACTGCTCGGCTCTGGTAAGCCTTGCAAACTCCTTGCTAGTCACGGAGCATCACCTCCCGGTATTTGCTCCCTTGCACCTCTGACCTCCTTCCAATGCAATTATTATACTACTCTTTGCGTAATTCATCAATACTATTTGCGTAATTTCTTTGAAGAATATTTCGCATTGCGTATTGACTAAAAACGGATGACGTAGTATTATAGATGTAAGAAAAGAGGTGTTAGAAATGTCTATTCGCTATCACTTAAAGGCCTTGCTTGCCGACGCAAACATGACCCAAAAGCAACTTGCAGAAGCTACCGGGATTAGACCGCCGACTATTTCGGCAATCTGTCTTGGCACTATCAAGCAATTCCCTGTTGGAGCGCTTGATAAAATTTGCGAAGTGCTGCATTGTCAGCCCGGCGATATACTGGAATATATCCCGGATGACCCGAACAAGCCGCAAGTGGACGCTGAAACGGATGCTCTGCGTGCGGCTCTGCTCAACCAAATCAAAGGTCTGTAATGTTTTAGGCTCTGCCGGGTGGCAGAGCCTTATTTTTTTACTCGCACATTATTTTTTCTCCTTCTTGCGCTTTCTCTTGTTTGCCCGCCACATCTGTTCGGCTTCCGTGCCGCCCTTTGCCTTGTACCACTCGGTATAGGTCAGGTCAGATGTGACAGCTTTTGTCGTGTTGTCCCGCCGCATAGCGTTCTGCCGTGGGTACTTTACAAGCGCCCCGGTAACCTTACAGCGGCAGTGATAAACCATTTCCGGTGCTGCGTTGGGGTCTCCGGGGTACTGTATCTCGTAGCCCTGCACCTTGAACGGCTCGTCAAGATCGGCGGTCTCCTGATCCAGCAGCCGGTGCATCTCGCGGGTGCGGTAGTCCAGCGTGCTATTCCAGCGCTTCTGCACCTCAATGCCAATGGCTTGGGCGTTGCGCAGCTGCTGCATCGTCCCGGCGTTCTGTGCGCCTGTAAGGGCTGTGATGGCGTTGTTCATCGCCCAGTGCACCTCGGTGTCTGCCATGCCCTGCACAGCCTGCACGGCGATGTCGTGGACGCTCTTGCCCTGCACGATGCCCTGCATGACGTACCGGTTGAACACCCGGGCATCGTAGGTTTTGTTGCTCTCGCTCTTGATGCGCTTGTTTGGCACAAGCTTGGGGTTTTCCACCAGCAGGCGCTTGACTGCCTCGGTGTTGTACAAGGTCAGTCCGAACGCCACGCCTGCGGCCTGTTCCAGCTCGTAGAACGCAAAATTTGCGCCAAGGGCAAAGATATCATATTGTTCATCACGCGCCAGCTTGTACGCGGTCTGCTGGGCTGTGGTGCACGTCTGGGTGATGCTGTCCAGCTTCTGGTGCATCAGTTCGGACTGAAACACCTGATTCCGCAGCCATGTGCGATAGTCGCTCTCGGTGATCTTCCCAGCTTCCAGCTGCGCCCGCTTGTAGGCGTCCAACTTCTGGTAATGCTCCAGAAACTCGGTCAGCTGCTCGGTCATTTCCAGGCGGGCTTTTCCATAGACCCGTAAAATGCGGCGGCGCAGGCGGTTCAGCTGCCGGGTGGAGATGCGGTCAAGGTCAGAAGTGGTGCTCATGGTTTTTATCCGACTTGATAGCATAGACAAGTTCAGGCGTCAGCTTGGGCGGCTTTGGGTCTGTCGTTTTGCAAAAAAGCGAATCGCCGCAAAAAATAAACCCATTTCCGCTGATGGATAAACTCGGCTCGTCATTCCTGATGTGTGCTTTCATTTTCTTTGTCCTCATCGTCCTCGTCTGTGGTCTCCCGCGTTGCGCTCTCAGCCATCAGCGCAGCCTTTGCCTGCTCCTTCTGTTCTTGTGTAAGGTTCGGCAGCAACTCTATTGCCATCTCGTTTCCGATGATTGTCGCTTCTGCAATCGCCATGTCTACTTGCTCCTTGGTGTTGGAGATGCGCACATGGGTGTACTGCGGCTTTGCGTCCGGCAGACCGGCGATCTTGAGCACCTGACGAACAAACTTGGTGATTTGCTGTTCAAAGTCGCGGGCGTTCTCGTCCAGCGGCTGATAGGCGGCTTCCAGATGGTCGTTGGTGCTGTTTGCGCTTACGCAATGTACATCCAGACCGCCGAAATCCTCATACAGGGAACTGTGCAACCGCTGCAGCAGGGTCTCCCGCGCCTGTGTGGGGATCTCCTGCGTGTAGGGCTGCACACTGCCGCCGTTGTCTCCGGCGTTGTCTACGTTGGCGGCGTGGTTGAACCGCAGCCGCTGCATGAACTTGCGCAGATCCGCGTCATTCATGCCGCCGTAGTTGGAGATCAGCCAATACACTTGCGCACACTCGCGCAGGTCATCGCAAAAGCCGTTTACGATCAAGTCAATGTTGTCAATATAACCTTTGAGGTTGACAAGCGTGCTCTGCTTGGAGCTGCTTCCCCAAAGCGGCACAATGGGAAGTGTGCCGTACCCTTCACCCTCCACGATCTCGTCCCCTGCGGGGGTGGTAGTCGTGGTGGTTTTGTAGGGCTGCTGTTCGCCGTCCTGATGTAGCAGGCGCTCGCCCTTGCTGTCCTCTGTGTAGCGGGTGTATCCGCTCTCCTCGTACAGCACCGCGTGCATGGGCTTGTCCGGCTGCAAGCGCCAGAACCTGATACCCGCACGCATGGTGCCGTCCTTCTCATCGTACAGCGGCGCAAACTCGGTCAACTTGAACACGTCCAGATGGTCGTTGTTCCAAAAGCCAAAGCTTTCCCCGTGGATGCAGGCAAGGTAACCCAGCCGGTAAAGCTGCTCGTCAAAGTTTTCGCCCAGCTGCGCCTTTACCTTGTCCGCGTCCGGCAGGGTAATGCCATTTGCAAGGCTGTATGCCACGCGCTGCACGTTGAGCCGGTGGAAGGAGTTGCTTTTCACGGTCTCCGGGCGGGCTCTCTTGGTGATGCCGTTGAGTTTGTAGTCGATATCCGCGATCGCGTCCAAAAAATCATCAACGCCGGTGTTGAGCTGCCTGTCGTACTTATCAGCCTTTTCAGCGGTACGCACTGGTGCGCTGTTGGCGTGCTCTGCGATAAAACTCTGCACAAAAGCGGTTTTTGCGGCAGGGTCGTTCTGCACCGCTTCAAGGTCTTGATATGTTCTCACTTGCTTTTCTCCTTATTTTCCGGGCTTGTGCCAGACAAGCTCCATTGCATACCGTGTAGCGTCGATGTGGTGGTTATCGTGGTCTGGGTATCCGGGCAACGGCTCGCCGTTCTTATCCGCGTCATACTCGTACTCTGTGAACTCCTTGAGCGTGTCCGGGCATCGCACCGGGTCTATCACAATGGCGGTCAGGCTTTGCAGCCACTTCACGCCCTGCCCCACGCTGTTCGGGCCTTTCAGCGCTGGCAAGCACTTGATGCCCCACGCGGTAAAGTCGGTACAGCTCTTGTTTTCTGCGCTGTCTGCGGTCAGGCGCTCGCTCTCCGGGTGCTCCATAACGTGCCGGTCTTGTAGCATCTTGAACGTGTCCTCGTTGCGGGTGCGCCGCACGGTGATCTCGTCATAGATATACAGGGTCTTGCGGGCTGCATCGTAGCTCATGCAGTTATAAGCAAAGGGGTCTGGATACCAGCCCCAGTCAATGCCGTGGTACTTGCGCTCAAATTTGGAAGGGTCTATCTTTTCTGCCCGGATGTTGGTAAAGACTTCCTTGCCGCAGCCAGTCACCTCGCCAAGGTACTCGTGCTTGTAGGCAATTAGGTTGCGTTTCTTTAGTTCTTCTGCATCATCCAGAAATCGCTTGCCAAGCCACTCCTGCGGCACCATCGTGTAGTCAGAGTGCTGGATGATTTTGCGGTCGCGCACTTCCAGAGCATAACGGTTTGCCCAGTTACGGGGCGATGCAGGCGGGTTGAAACTCTTGAACGTGAAAGAGAAATCTCCTCCACGCAGACAGGACTGCTCCACGTTGCGGATTTGTTCCTCTCCGTCATACTGGTCTAGCTCTTCAAACCATAGAATGCCGATGTATCCGCGCGGCAGTTTGATAGATTTAAGCTTGCCGGGGTCATCCAGACCAAAAAAGAGAATCTTCTGACCTGTGTTTTTGTTTGTCATCTCCATTGGAGAGACCGTACATTTCCACATTCCGGGTTCCAGCTGGTCAACTGCCCACTGCATCTGTGCATACACGGACGTTCGCAGGGTATTGCCCACCTTTCGGATGCATACCGCGTTGCAATCCGGGTGCAATTGCAGAAGTTTGATAATGCCGATGCTGCAGAAGCTGGATTTTGTGGATCCGCGTCCACCCTTTTCCAGCGCTTCGTCTGCATCGCCTCGCATGATCTTCTGCCATGTCGGCAAGAATTGCGGTGCCAAAAGCTCAAACAGCCTGTTTTCGGAAACTGCCGGGCTTGCGCTTTCGCTTTCTTCTGTTTTTTCCTCTTTGTTGTCCCAGCCAAAGTTAAACTTCAGGCTAAATTGCGCTCCGTTCGTTCCGTCCCGGTCGAACAGCCTCTCTTCGGAGTATTTTTCGCACCGGGCTTTTGCGCGCGTAATCGTGTTTACAAATTCCTGCTTTCCTTGATATTCCAGCAACGATTTTCGCGACGCAAACCCCAAAGCCAACGCTAATCCGGTGACAGTGGGCGGGCGCTGATGCAGATAGATTTCATTTCCGTACTTATCCAGAACCGGTGCTCCATTCGCGTCCTGCAAAAGCTCTCCTTCACAGTCAGCAAAGTAAGCATCTATCTTTTCCTGCATTTCTGCGGAATTTTTATATTTCGGCGGTGCGCCTACCGGATTCTTTTTCTTGTAGGTCATTGCCACCACCTCTCAAAAAATCGCTTAAAACAAAAGCCGCCCACACGGACGGCAGAATATCAATATAAGCAGCGCTCCGTACATTCAGTTTTTTCGGACAACGTAAACGGGTGGAGCGCCGCTGCATCTGGAACTTTCGCCGCCATATGCCCGGCTATCTGCGCAGCCCCCTCACAGGGTACGCAGCTGGCATTCCCGGCAGGGCTCAAACCTGCAGCCTGCGGTTTTGGAGACCGCTGTTCCATCGCTTGAACTACGGGAATATAAAAAGCCGCCCTTGGAATCGAACCAGCCGTGTCTACACACACGCGCCGCGCTCCAAACTGCGCTCAGGCGGCCATATAAAAACAGCTCCGGTTCTCCGCCGGGGCTGTTGGTTGGCGCACATCCTGTCAGGAAAGCTACACCTTGGCAAGGATTCTAAGGCCTTTTCTCGGCACGGGAGGTTACACGTGCGGCCTTTCGGGTTGTCTAGTCCATGCGCCATATGGTGTTCCGGGATGGATTTGAACCAACTACTTGCTGCTTCAATAGGCTGCTGCTCTACCAGTTGAGCTACCGGAACATAGAAGCAGCCCGCGAAACGAGAGGAAGAAAAATGCCTGTCAAGCCTTTGGAGGAAAGCATTTTGGGGGGATTCGTTTCGGAGACTGCGTGGCAAGCTGCGCTCCGCTATGCGCGGTTCCGCTTATACCAATTTTAGCACAATGCCTGTGTCATTTGGATATTTGCAGTATGAAGGTGCATTGCAAAAAATCAGGGCGGGTTTTGTGCGGTTTGTGCAACATTGCCGAAGCTGTCCCAAATCTCTGCCAGATAGATGCTGCCCAACTTGATGTAGATGGAGACCTGGTTTTCTTCCGAAAGCCCCAGTTCCTCGCAGACCTCACGCTGCTTTTTGTTTTTGACGTAGTAAAGGCATAGGCAGTCAGCTTGTTTTTTGCTGGATTTGCTTGCCGTGATACAGTACGCCCGCCGGGTGGCCTCAATGCGCAGCAGGCACAGGTCTGTTTCCATCTGCTGCAGGCGGCGCCGCTCGTCCGTGATATCCGTTGCAGCAAGTCCCACCTTGTCACCGGCACCACCGCCGCCGGGCATCCCGTTCAGGCTTGGGGTGGTCTTTTCGGCAACTTCCCGGATGCGCTGGATTTTCTGCTTTTGCGCTTCAACCGCCACAGCCATATCCCGGCATTGCTGGAACCATGCCTTGACCGTGTGGTAATCCACGCCGGTGCGCGGCTTTGGCTGTTCGCTTTCAGGTGTCCATGTGCGGGTCATGTATCATCCTCCTCATGCGGCATGTGATGCAACCAGAAATGTACGGTTCCCATGCTGGAAAGATCGCCGTATCCGTCCAGTTCATCCTTTTCAAAGAAAAGATTTTTGAGATATTCTCGTTCTTCAAGTGTGAATTTATAGCATTGTTTTGCTGGTTGAACGCTCACATGATCTGTAACTCCTCCCGGTGTCATAACAACAGTTGCCCACAGCTTTCCGCACCGGTAGAGATATGCGCCCTGACCAATGAACGGCAGGTATTGTGCCCGCATGATATTGGGCTTCTTGAAAATTTCATCCATGCTTTTCATGTATCATCCTCCATTTCTTCGATCCAAATTTCAGCTCTGGGGTTTTTCTTGTCGTAGTCCACCCGGCTGCCATCGTGGGCGGCAACGATGCAGCTGTTATCGTCTGCCAGCACACCGGCCTTTACCAGTATGTCGCAGGTGGCTTCGATCAGGTTTGCAAGGTCGACCTTGCGCCTGGTAGCCATGTAGTACACGCACCGCACGTTTACGAGGGCAGAGATAGGCTCAGGCGGGGCGCGTATCTGCCACAGGCAAGAGGTCTGGTATTCCTCAAACGCCGCGCTTGGGGCTACAAAGTGCCGTCCTCCGCGCCCTTGCAGGATGCGCGCACTGTTTTTCTTTGTGCGTGGGTCGCCGTAGAGGATAATTTTCATTCGTAATCCTCCATGTAGCACCAGCTCTGGGCGTCCTGGGCTGCTGCCGTCTGGGTGTTTTCCACAACACAAACAAGCTGCTCCAACTCGTTTTCCATGTCCGGGTTATACCATCCGCCCAAGATTTCCGGGGCAAGGTCGCGGATTCTCTGAATAACGTCCTCCGCATAGATCATACGTTTATCGCTCATTTTTTTATCATCCCTTCCATTGCCAGCTGCTCGCACTGCTTTTCATCTTCCCGGCGCTGCTGGTCATCCTCAAACAGCAGATCTGCGTACTCTCCGCCCACCCGGCGGATGGCTGTCTCCAGCATCTCCGTCACAAGGTCGGTGTACTTGTCCGAGCCCTTGCGGCTGTTCTTTGCAGCTTCCCGGGCTTCCCACAAGTCGGTGAGTTTGTCCCGCCTGTCAGCCGTGATCTCGCCATAGCCGTAGGCGTCCTGAATCTGCTCCATGCTTTCCCAGCCTTCCAGCTCTGCAAATGGATCCGCTTCAGCTTTTGCCATGCTGCGGGCTTTGGTCTTTTTCTTGACATACCGGGTCAGGCCATCCTGAATCACGGCGCGGGCATCGTCCATTGCCTTGCGGACGGCCTTGGCTTCCCGTTCTTTTTTGAGCTGATCCGGCTGGTTTGCCCATTCTTTCATCAGCTCTGATTTAGTTTTCGGCTTCATGTTCTTCCTCCGTTTTGACAGCTTCACGAATGTCCAGCTTGCTAAGAGCCAGATCCAAATACCACAACTTCCAATTTACAAACAAACTCCGGTTTACAATTTTCCCCATAAAGAAGATTCGTTCCTGCTCCATCAGATGATCGAGCGAAACGATATACTGTCCGGGCTTGTACTTCTTTGTCTGAGCCGTCTGTACCGTTTTCATTTTTTACCCCCATTGTTCGGACATTGCCTTTGCCACGCCCGGAAACGTCTTTGCGCGGTTCCTTGCACGGTCAGTGGTAAATATTCCCTTGTGTTGCTCGCCATGCTTGTGCGAGTAGGAACCAGACGGGCACCATGTCGCGGTAGGTTCTACGATGTTTGTCGGGTGCAGCGGCGGTACACCGCGCTCCCACAATAGCGTTTTCTTACTGTACGGATGTCCGTACTCGTAGGGCTGGATTGCCTGCGTAGGCTTTGGGTAATCAAAAATCTTGCTGGGGGTTGGATTCTCAATCACCACTTTTTCGCAATCTGCCGCCCACACGGCAAGAAAAAGCGCCTTGCCGCACAATCCCTCATAATACCGGGAAAGATTGAGCTTTCCTCCCTTGTACAGGTGTCTTGCTCCCGCGTTGCTCGTCTTTGTGCATGGGACAAATGCGATAATCATATCCCAGCGGGGCACATCATGCGCGATTCCGTCCATGGTCACGACCTGCCCCCCCTCAATAGCCTTTAGGCAGTCACCGAGAATATGCCACTCAGGATGCCCGCCGGACGGCTCAATCAGGTCGCAAGAGTAGGCTTCGTGACCTTTTGCGCGAAACGCTTTGCACACTTCTTGCGATTCCTCACAGGCAACTAAAACTTTCATTTGTCTCCTCCGTTTTCGCCAAAATACTTTTTCTTGCCCTTCTCCCTGTGCTTGTCCTCGTAGTTGTAGCGGTAGACCCTGCCGGATACGGTCATCTGCCGGTTATAGTCCGTCTCTTTGGCGTGTTCTTTGCGCCAAGCGGCAAACTGCGGACAGTGGTCGTGACAGGCAGGGTACCGGGCAGGGCAGTCTTTGCAGCATGGATTTGTCAAGTGTTATCTGCCCCTTTCTTGTTTTTCCGCAGTCGTTCCCGGCTGTGCGCCATGCGCTCCGGGCTTAAAATATCATTTCCGGACGGCTCTGCTCTGTCCACGCGTGTGCATTTTGCCCGGCTGCCGCCGATAGGGCAGAGCTGGTTATACTCCGCAACGGTCTTGCAGCCAAGTCCTTCAGCTTCTTCCAGCGCCTTGCGGACATACGCCCAGCTGCCGCCGCCCAGATCCACACACTTGTCCATGACCGCGTACACAAGATCCGCGCCCATGCGCTCTATGTAGCCGGTCAGCTCTTTTTCTCCAGTCTTGCTCAGATTGCTGACATTCTCCCGAAAAAAATCCACTAGAGATTTCGTCGTCCTCGTCCCTGTATAGGAGGAGTCATCTTTAGATGACGACGACTTATCTATATCTAATATCTTATCTCTAATATCTGTATGGACATTTTTGTGGACGTCTGTGTGGACATCCTGTGGACATTGTCCACAGTGTTCTGCATTAATTTGACGCTGGTTCGTTCTTTGCAACTTTTTTTGTGCTGCATAATCGGTTTCGCTTCCGACCATTTCCGAGTGGTTTGCAAGCACCAACGTTCCGTCTTTTTCCTGATAAATCAGCCCAAGTTTCGCGTAAAGTCCCAGCGCGACACGCACCGTATCGGTAGAAAACCACTTAGTATCGCGCTGAATCTTGTCCACGTCATACGGAATGATCACTTCACCGATCTGCCGCGAAAGCCTGCCGTTTGTGTTGATAGTCATAAGGCAGAGCATCTGGTACAGAACCACATAGTTTGCGCCGTTTTTCTGACCCATGAGAAAATCCACCGCGTCGGACCGCATGAAGCTGTCTTTGAGCTTTAGCCAGTAGTATCTTTTCCCTGTAGCCGTATGATTTCACCTCCTTCCGCACACCCGTATAGCCAGATAGCACAGCTCTTGAGATGTGTCAGTCTTTGCTTACGTCAACCCCGGTGATTTCCTTGAAAATCGCCGCGTCGAAGTTCGGCAAACTGAGGATAACGTTTCGATCATCGGCACTAAGCCCCGCCCACCACTTCCGGGCGTTGTCCGCTGTGGTGCGCTCCTTCAAATAACCGCCAGTCGTTTCAGCTTCAGGGTGCGCTGCCTTTTCTTCATCGGTCATATCAGGCAGATAAACGTATTCAAGCTGGCAATCGTCAATATCGTTCAGCAAACGCCGGGCACGGCAGTTAAACCACCGCCCAAACGTCCAGTCGGTAGGCTTGTTGAACATATAGATTTTGGGCGATACCGTATTGAAACAGCCATTGGAAAAGGATGTAGCGTTCCAGTCGCCGCTGTTCCTGTTGCCGCTGTTCCAGTTGCCGCTGTTCCAGTTGCCGCTGTTGCAGTTGCCGCTGTTGCAGTCGCCGCTGTTCCTGTTGCCGCTGTTGCAGTCGCCGCTGTTCCAGTTGCCGCTGTTCCTGTTGCCGCTGTTCCTGTTGCCGCTGTTGCAGTCGCCGCTGTTCCTGTTGCCGCTG